CTAAGATGGATAATAGTGAATTTGAACCGCAGACTACAGTTTTGGTTAATCAACATGAACATTGGATCAAGGAAATACGTAAACATTGTAAGACTATGGTAGTTAGAGATGCTAGAGATATTTTGAAAGATGAACATACTCAATGCATAGTTAGTGGAAAGCGTATATTGATACCAGCTCATCTTGATATAAGCAATAAATTCGTAGACTTGTATCATTCATGGGATCATTATAAACAGGGACACGTAGAGATTGAAAATGTACAACTAAAATTAGTGAGAAAGTATGTATTAAGTGATTTGGCTATATATGAGATTAAGAACACTGTACCTTTGTACAAATTGAATAGAGCGATTTTTCCTCCCAGCACCGCGAACGCCAGACAATGTTACTTGATAAATTCATGTGGATATTATCCAGTAATTTATGATAAGGATATAATGCGAAATGATGAGAGAGTACAATATTCTAATATACATGGTAAATTTGACCATCCAGAAGGAAGTGGATTTTTTACACCTTTTACAGCTAGTGGAGCTTGTGGTACTGTTCTTGCAGCACCCGGTTCCGGTATAATTGGATTTCATGTAGCAGGAAGCGCTGCTGTTGGTTTTTGTGTACAACCACCGAGTCATATAATGGCAGAAATAAGAGAATTGATGATGGATACCCAAGCGGCGACGAATTTTGAAATTGATGAGAAGATAATACCCAATTTTTCAGGTTCACGCTTAAGATATGAAGGTAAAATAGATCAGATAAGAGTATTGGGAGATACGTCTTTTAGACCCAGCCCATTACATAGAGAAAATTGTGAAGAAATGAAGAATTTGATTAGTAACATAGAAGAGAGACCGCACTTATTTACTGAAACACCGATTGATAAAATTGACGAGAAAGCACCGCCAAATTTTCATTCAAAAGGAACACCTGCACAAACGCTTAAAATGTTATCACGTAAAACTTTTATGAAACAAGGAAGAGTAACTGCTGATGAAATACAATTTATTAAAAGTTATTTACGCACTATTATGATTCCTTTTACTGATTTAGAAGATAAAGAAGTAGCTTTTGGTGGAGAATATGTACCAGCATTAAATAAAGATTCGAGTAATGGTTATGGATGTTTGAAAGATAAGGAAGCCTATTTCGATTTTGTTAACAAGGAAATAAGACCAGAAGCACACCAATTGATAAATAGAGTATTAGAGAATGCTAAAAACGGAAATTACGACTATAATGACTTCATGTGTAGAGAGACGTGTAAGGATGAATTGCGAAAATCGACTAAAGTAGGAGAACCGCGTACTTTTAGAGTTATGCCATTAGGTCATATATGGTGGACTAAGAAAGTATTTGGACAATTGTTAAGACACTTCAAGAACACACGAATGGAAACAGGCATTAGTGTAGGATTCAATCCCTACCTTGATGCAGATAAATTAGCTAAGAAATTGAAATTGTGTAAGATCACAGGAGATGCAGATTTTGGTAAATGGGATGGCACTATATTAGCAGTGTTTATTAATACTATAATGGAAGTGATGTCAGAATTTTACCAAGGAGATTATCCGTTTATGATAGAATGGTTATCTAACACTATAGCGACTTCTTTTGTACTAGTAAATGACGAAATTATGGCTACGACGCATGGATTGCCTTCAGGAACTTGGTTGACTTTGTTATTAAATTGTTTGTTAAATAAATGCTTAACATCTTTGGTTATATATAGATACAAACCAAATCCGAGTGTAGATGATGTACATGCTGTAGTTGATTTTGTAACAGGAGATGATAAAATATTTGGAGCTGATGAAAAATTGGCTCCTTATTTTAACTTGTTAACTATTAGGCAGGTAACTGAATCTTTGGGAATGGATTGCACGAATGGAGATAAGAGTAAAATTATAAAAGCGACACAAGACTTTGATAAATTAACGTATGTTAAGAGACATTTCAGGATGCACCCACGATTGAAACGATATGTGGGTTGTTTATCTTTGGACACGATAATGAACACTTTACAATGGATTGATACAACCACGGAAGACACATATGAAGCTATGTTGGGTAAGATGCGATCTATGCAGATCGAATCATACTTACATTCACCGGCTTTGTTCGCTGAGTTGACACGCACGTTTGAGAATAATTACCCTTTTGAAGCGTTTTTTGATGAGAATAGAG